AGAGGGCCTGGTCTACGATTTCTTCGGAGAGGAGCAGATCGTGGACGAGGTGCCTGACAAGGGTGAGTATTACATCTCCTGCGACTACGGAACGCTAAACCCTTTCTCTGCAGGTTTGTGGTGCTGGGATGGCAAGACCGCCACCCGCATCCAGGAGTACTACTATTCAGGGCGGGAGAACCAGCGGAATAAGACCGACGAGGAGTATTATACCGAGCTGGAAGCCCTGGCCGGTGATTTACCTGTTCGGGCGGCGGTGGTGGACCCATCAGCGGCATCGTTTATCGAGACCATCCGGCGGCACGGGCGGTTTAAGGTGCGCAAGGCACACAACGAGGTGGTCCCTGGTATCATGACTACAGCACGGATGCTGCGGGACGGGACGGTGAAAATTCACCGCTCCTGCAAGGATGCAATTCGGGAGTTTGGCCTGTACCGCTGGGACGATAAGGCGGCGGAAGATAGGCCTGTGAAGGAAAACGACCACGCCATGGATGACATCAGATATTTTTGTCAGACGATTTTAAGGCACAAGGCCGGGAAGCCGGAGTATGTACCATTGTATCAGCGGGGGTGAGAGATTGAAAACCTATCAGGACCTGACCGCACTGGGCGACAATGAGCAGGAGCGGATGGAATTTGTGCGGTCCGCCGTCCGGGATCACTTGGGCAGCGAAGATTACCGGATTGCCGCCGCTGCGGAGGAATACTACGCCAAGCGGAACACCACCATCGAGTGCTTTCACAAGATGCTCTACACGGCAGCGGGGCAGGCGTATCCCGATCTGTTCAGCAGCAATTTCAAGCTGAAAACCCTCTTCTTCCGGCGGTTTGTCATCCAGCAGACCCAGTACGTTTTATCCAACGGCGTGACCTTTGAGCGCCCGGAGACGAAGAAGAAGCTGGGGAGCACCTTTGACAACCAGATCCAGAAACTGGCCAAAAAGTCCATGGTGGACGGCGCGGCATACGGATTTTGGAACCGGGACCATCTGGAGGTGTTTGGCTTTGCGGACACCTGCAACGAGGCGGGCTTTGCACCGCTCTACGACGGCGACAGCGGCGCTCTGGCTGCCGGTGTGCGATATTGGGGGACCGCGGAGGGGCAGACCAAACGGTACACCCTGTATGAGCCGGACGGCGTGACAGAGTACATCCAGCGCAAGGGTGAGGATCTGCAGGTCCTTCAGGAGAAGCGGCCCTATCTTCGGGATGTGCGCCGGGACGGGCTTGGGAACGAGACCATCGAGGGCGCCGGGAACTACGACTCCCTCCCCATCATCCCCATGTACGCAAACGACCTGCACCAGTCTGAGTTTGTGGGCATCCGGGAGAGCATCGACTGCTACGATTTCATCAAATCCGGCCTTGCCAACGTCATCGAGGACAATTCCTCGGTCTACTGGACGCTCAAAAATGCCGGAGGCATGGATGACACGGAGATTGCCCAGTTCATGGACCGGCTTCGGACGCTGCGGGCGTCTGCGGTGGATTCGGACGACGGCGGCGGTGTGGAGGCCCACACGCTGAACATCCCCTATGAGGCCCGGGAAGCGTTGCTGGCTCGCTTGCGAAATGACCTCTATGAGGACTTCCAGCTGGTGGACATGGAAAAAGTGCTTTCCGGCAACCTGACAGCCACAGCAATTCGGATCGGCTATCAGAGCCAAGACGACAAGTGCGGAGACTTCGAGTACCATATTCGGGACTTTATCGGGAATTTGCTGAATCTGGTCGGCATCGAGGACGAGCCGTCTTTCCAGTGGAACAGGATTGCCAACCAACTGGAGGAAACTCAGATGGTCCTTGCCGCCGCCAACTACCTGGACGATGAGGCGGTTATCAAGCATCTTCCCTGGATGACCCCGGAGGAGGCGGAGGAGCTGCTGAAACGCCGGGCGGCGGAGGAGATCGACCGCACGCTCTTTCGGGGGCCGGAGGTGACGGAGGATGGCGAGGAAGCCTGATTACGCCCACCGGGCGACTGATAAGGAGCTTGCTGAGCTGGAACGGCGCATATCCGCCATCTACCAGGAAGCACGGGGCAGCCTGGACGAGACCGTGAAGGCCTACTTCGAGAGTTTCCGCAAGCGGGATGAGGAGATGAAGAAACTCATCGGAACCATCCAGAACGGGCGGGAGTGGACAGAGCAGGACTATATTAACTGGAGATTGGCCCAGATCGGGCGGGGTGAGCGGTTCAAGGCGCTGCGGGACAAGGTGGCGGAGCGGATGACCAAGGCCAACGAAACGGCCACCGCCTATGTCAACGATGCTACACCGGGGATCTACTCATTGAACCGGAACTACGCGGCATACACCATAGAGCAGGCAACCGGGGACGTGGGTTTTGACCTGTGGGACGAGCAGACGGTGAAGCGACTGATCGTGGAGCAACCGGGCCTGATGCCCTACTACCCGCCCAAGCGGGCGCTGCGCCGGGGAATCGACCTTGCCTGGGGGAAAAAGCAGATCACGGCCAGTGTCACCAGCTCCATTCTCCAAGGGCGGAGCATAAAGGGGATGGCGGACGACCTGCAAACCCGCATCCCGGAGATGAACCGGGCCAGCGCTATACGGACGGCGCGGACGGCGGTCACCGGGGCGCAGAATGCCGGGAGAATGGATAGCTACCACGCCGCCGAAAAAATGGGTATCCGCATGAAAAAGGAGTGGCTTGCCACTTTGGACAACCGCACCCGCCACGCTCATGCCGTATTGGACGGCCAGCAGGCCGATGTGGACAAGCCGTTCAAGGTGAATGGGGAGAAAATACGATACCCCGGGGACCCGATGGCGGCAGGGTATTTGGTCTACAACTGCAGGTGTACACTGGTGGCGGCAGTTGATGGAGTGGATACCTCAGATGCCCAGCGGTGGGTGAAAGACCTGGGGATGGGGAAAACAAAGCTGATCCGTGATATGAGTTATCAGGAGTGGGCAGGGTGGAAGAAAGGAAAAAGTTCGGGAGATAGCCAACATGATGCTCCAGGTAAGCCTGTTTTGGTTGGTATGGTTGATTTTACAGATAAAAAAGAGGTTATGCGGGTATTAAATAATGCAGAAAAAGAATTGCAGAACTTCAATTTTGAAGTCAACTATTCTGTTACAAAAGATGGAAAAGTGTGGAGAGTTTCTGGAGATAACGCTTCCGTAAATCCAACAGCTATACCAAGCGATTTGGCCGGCTCTTATTCCTACCATAATCATCCTTCCATGAAAACAAACTATTCCTTTAGCGCAGAGGATGTTGCGTTTTTCATTAGCAGCGGGGAAAGCGTTTCAATAGCATCCGATGATTTGTATGTGTATGTAATGAAAAGGACAGCAGATACCATTGAAAAGACTGCGGATGAAGTATATCATAGGTTTAAAGAAATCGAAAAAACAGATGTCCTTGAGATGAAGTGGAAGCAGGTCATTGATCCAGATATGGACGGGTATCATGAGACAATGAAAATACTAAGCCGGGAGTTGAATTTTAAGTATGGGCGAAAAGAAAAGACTTGATACAACACATCCGGATTGTGAGGAATATACGAAAAAATTCAAAGCCTTGTGGGATGCCTACTACACACTTGAAAAACAGGAGAAAGAAAAATTTCCCGACTGGAACGGCAAAGATCATCCGGCAAATGATGCACTGATCCCTGCATATAAAAAGTGCTGTGCAGACACAAAAGCACTCCAGAATCAGTACAGTTACCTGTTCATAAAGGAAACAGAAGATGAACATTGAATTTACTGACAACTCCAAAGAAATCCTTTCCGCCCTCCAGGAGGCCGCAGAGCGGGCGCTGGAAAAGTGCGGGCTGGTGGCGAAGGGGTATGCCAAGCGGCTGGCCCAGGTGGACACCGGTAACCTCCGCAATAGCATCACCCACAAGGTAGACCCGACAGAACCAGCAGTGTATATTGGCACCAACAGCGAGTATGGCGCTTATGTGGAGCTGGGCACCGGAAAGTATTACCCCGGCGGGCGGCCAACCCCATGGAAGTACCAGGATGCAAACGGCAACTGGCACTGGACGAAGGGAAACCCGGCAAGGCCCTACCTGAAACCTGCGGTTGCCGACTACACCCAGACATACAGGACCATTATTGAGGATGAAATGAAAAATGAATAATGGAGACTTTATAAGGAACTTAAACAACAAAGAATTAGCAGGATTTCTCGCAGAAGAGCGTTACAGAATGGCAAAGCCTATATTTGACCATGTTGGATATGGGATAACAAAGGAATTTGTAATGTCGCTCCTGCTGAAATGGCTTAATCAAGAAGTTGCAATGGATGGATAGAATAGGAATCATGTCTGAAGAAGTAATAAAGGCCATTGAGGACATCATCAAGCGGGGCAACGACGCCGAGATCCGCCGGAAGGGCGACGGGTACGTTGTCCTAGAGGTCAAAAAAACAATCAAATATACGACTCCTGCGTAATTGGGCGCAGGAAAGGGCAATAGGAGCCAGCTACCGAGGATTTCTCGGTGGTTGGCTCTTTTTATTTTGGTAAACACCGCGAAGCACAGCGGTTTTTATATCACAGTCGCCCCCAAAGTACCGGGGCCGAAGAAAAGGAGACTGAACATGGCACTGACACGCAAGCTTTTGAAGGGTATGGGGCTCACCGACGAACAGGTGGACACCATCATCGAGGCGCACACCGACACCGTGGACGGCTTGAAGGAACAAGTGAAGGCCTACAAGGCCGACGCTGACAAGCTGTCCACCGTCCAGAAGGAATTGGACGACCTGAAAGCCGCCGGGGACGACGGCTGGGAAGCAAAGGCCAAGGACTTGGAAAAGAAATACACCGACCTTGTGGCCGAAAACAAGAGCAAGGAGACCCGGGCGGCCAAGGAAGCGGCTGTCAAGGCCTACTACGAGAGCAAGGGCATCACCGGAGACAACCTCACCATCGCCATGATGGGCAGCGGCGAAGTGCTGGAGAAGCTGGAGCTGGACGGCGGCAAAATCAAGGACGCCGCCGCGCTGGACGCCCTGGTGGGCGGGGCCTTTGCAAAGTTGGTCTCCACTACGACCACGGAGGGGCTGAAAACCGAGACGCCCCCCAAGAACAACGGCGGCAAGATGACCCGGGAGGAGATCGTGAAGATTCAGGACCCCGTGGAGCGCCGCGCCGCCATCCGCGACAACATGGAATTGTTTGAGAAAGGATGATAATTTATGGCAGCAGATCCCAAGCTGATCAAGAAGGCCGACCTCGCCCGCGTGCGGGAGATCGACTTCACCCTGATGTTTACCGAAAGCCTGCGCAAGCTGACCGAGGCCCTGGGCGTGACCAGGAAGGTTGCCAAGCAGGCTGGAACCGTGCTCAAGACCTATAAGGCCACCGGAACCCTGGAGGACGGCGCTGTTGCCGAGGGCGAGACCATCCCCCTGAGCAAGTACACCACGGAGGCGGTGAACTATGGCGAGATCACTTTGAAGAAGTGGCGCAAGGCCACCTCTGCCGAGGCGATCATTGAGCGTGGCTATGACCAGGCCGTCGGCATGACCACCGCCCGGATGCTCAAGGACGTGCAGAAGGGAATTCGCAAGGACTTCTTCACTTTCCTGGGCACCGGAACTGGCACCGCCACCGGAGCGGGCCTTCAGGCGGCCCTTGCCCAGACCTGGGGCAAACTCCAGACTCTGTTTGAGGATGACGACATTCAGGCCGTCCACTTCATCAACCCCCTGGACATCGCCGGCTATCTGGCCACCGCCACCATCACTACCCAGACCGCCTTTGGCATGACCTATATCGAGGACTTCCTGGGCATGGGCAAGGTATTCATGAACTCCAGTGTCCCCAAGGGCACCATTTACTCCACCGCCCAGGACAACCTGGTCCTCTACTATGTGCCCGTCAACGGCGCTGACCTGAATGAGGCGTTCTCTTTCACCAGCGACGAAACCGGCTATATTGGCATCCATGAGGAGCCCGACTACACCAACATGACCGCCAGCGACACTGTGGTGAACGGTATGACCCTGTTTGCCGAGCGCCTGGACGGCGTGGTCAAGACCACCATCACTGAGCCGGGCCCTTAAACGCGCTGTTGAGTGAGCCTGCGCCCGCTGCTCCTGCTGTCCCGGACCACCGGGCCAGTGGGGGGCCGGGCGTCAGCAGCGCAGCTGTACAGGCCGAACCTGCAAAGGTGGTGAAAAGCCGTGCTCGAAGCCGTACTGACACATCTGAATAACTGGTTCGCCCGGGAGATGTACGCCGGGACTTTTACGGTGACCGGTGGGAAGCTGGTGCTTCCGAATCTGGCGGAGGGCCAGTATTTCCGCATCGTGGGCAGCGTGTTCAACGATGGGCTGCACCAGCACCAGGCCACGGACCTGGCGGACGAGACCTTTACCGGAGCTGTTTGGGCGCTGGCGGTCCCCAAGTCTGTGATTACCCTGGCAGAGGAGATCAAGGCGTGGGCCGCAAAGAACCAGCCGGGGGCGTACACCAGCGAGAGCTTCGGCGGGTACAGCTATACCCGGGCCACCAACGCCAAGGGCGCATCGGTGGGCTGGCAGGACGCCTTTGCCGCCCAGCTGGCCCCCTATCGCAAACTGCGGGACACTTCCATGGTGGCTCCGAACCCCAAGGGGACGCCGCCCACGCCCCGAAAACCGTGCTGGAGGTGAGCGCGTGAGCCTGTTAGATGATTTTGCCCGGACCTGCGTAGTGCTGGAAAAGACCCGGAGACCGGACGGGGCCGGAGGCTACTTTGTGGAGTGGGCCGAGGGTGCGGAGTTTGTCAATTATCAGGCCCTGGACACCTCCATGGAGGCCCGGAGGGCAGAGAAGGAGGGCGTGACCAGCGTGTATTCCGCGCTGGTGCGCTCCGATTTCCCCATCGACTACAACGATTACTTCCGAGACAAGACCACCGGCCAGACCTACCGGGTGACCTCTGATCCGGAGGAGAAGGTGGCCCCCAAGTCCGCCAGCTTCGCCCTGAAATTCTTCATGGCAGAGCGGAAGGAGCTGCCGACATGACCAAGAACAAGGCCCTGTACGCCTGGCTCAACGAGTTCATGCCGTTTTACCGGGCCTCCTCCGTGCCATCTGAGCCGGAGAAGCCGGAGGGGGTGTTGTTCCCCTACGGCACCTATGAGTACATCGAAGACGCCTGGGGCGGCGGTGAGGTGAGCATGACTGTCAACCTGTGGTTCCACACCACCAGCGAGGCGGTTCCGGATGAGAAGGCCCAGGAGCTTTCCCAGCGCATCGGCTACGGCGGCGCGACCATCCCC